CGGAGCAGATTGCCAAGCTGAAAAAAGAGATTACGGTATTGCAGGAGAGGCAGACAGGGTATGCAAAGGAAACAGCGGACTATGACACGCTGAAAGTTGCATTCAGTCAGAGCGGAGTGCCACATCAGATTATCCGATCCATTATTCCACAGTTGACGGCTACCTCCAATACCATACTCGGACAAATGACCGGGGGCAAGATGGGAGTGGAGTTCCGTCTGGAAAGGCTGCAGAAGAATGGGAAGGAAAAAGTATCGCTGGATATTTTCATAGAGGAATACGGAAAATCGGTATTGCCATATTTATCGAAGTCCGGTGGGGAAAAAGTGAAGTCTTCCCTGTCAGTTATCCTTGCGTTGGCAGAAATCAAATCATCATCTGCCGGCATCCAGCTCGGAATGCTCTTTATCGACGAGCCCCCGTTCTTGGATGGGGATGGAATACAGGCATACTGTGACGCATTGGAAACCATCCAGAGCAGGTATAGCAATATTAAGATTATGGCAATTACCCATGATCCGACCATGAAAGCCAGATTCCCTCAGAATTTGGATGTTGTTAAGACGGAGAATGGGAGCAAGGTAATTTATTAAACAATGGCGCCAGGGGCATAACAATCCCCTGGCAGCTGGAAGGAGTGATTGAATGCCAAACAGGATAATTAAGGAGAGTATCTGCAGAAGTGAAGAGATTGATTCCTTATCCTGGTTTGAAGAAGTCCTGTTCTATAGGCTGATTGTAGTTTGTGATGATTTTGGGAGATATGACGGAAGGGCAAAAATAATCAAGGGTTCCTGCTTTCCTTTGAAAGATGTTACGGAAAAAAACATAAATGAGGCGCTTGATAAGTTGTCGGCGGTAGGCTTGGTCAGAGTGTATGAAACACAGGGAAGACCGTACCTGCAATTGGTAACTTGGGCGGACCATCAGAGAATCCGTAATCAAAAAAGCAAATACCCGGAATTTACAAGTGATTGCAGATTGCTGTCATTTGACAGCGGAGGACAGCAAACGAAAACATCAGACAGCGGATGTGTCCGTAATCCAATCCAATCCGAATCCAATACCGAATCGGAATCCAATCAATATATTTGCTCAGAGCTGCAAGCAGCTACAGAGCCGCCGGATCCACCTGTGATTACCCTGCAGCTGAACACAGGGGAAGAATATCCCATTACCCAGGAAGATGTAGATAGATGGGCGGAACTTTATCCGGCTGTTGATATTATGCAGGAGCTTAGGAAGATGAAAGGATGGTGTATGGATAATCCCAAAAAGCGAAAAACCAGGAACGGAATCAAGAGATTTGTGGGAAGTTGGCTGTCAAAAACACAGGATAAGGGTGGTACGCCGGGATATGTACAGCCATACAATCAGGGGCCGACAGGCAGCTCTAAAGTAGAGCAGTTTGCGGCAGGAGCAAGGGAGTGGGCGAGCAATGGATAAACAGCAATTTGCGACACTGGCCATTGGAATCAAATCAGCCTATCCCGCATCAAAGATACTGGAAGACAATGCTTCGATGGATTTTTGGTATGCAATGCTGAAAGATATGCCATATGAAATAGCAGAGAATGCGGTTATGGAGCATATATGCACAAGCATTTATCCGCCGAATATAGCAGAAATCAGAAAATTATGCGTGGAAAGATGCCAACGGCCGGTACTTAGCTTTGACGAGGCGTGGGGCGTGGTGCAAAGGGCAATGTCTACATACGGCTGGTATCATCCGCAGGAGGCTTTTGCAACAATGGACGAACTTACATTGTCTGTTGTAAAAAACCTTGGATGGAGCCGCTTATGCCAAAGTGAAAATCCGACAGCTGACAGGGCGAATTTCAGAGAGGCATATGAGGCAAAGGCAAAGGCAGCACAGAATAGTTATCAGTTACCGAAGTTTGTAGCACATAATAAAGCATTATTGCAGGAGCAATATGTTCCGGCTATAGAAACTAAGGAGGTGCAGAAAATAGAGCAGAATGAGCCAGTGCATGATGTAAGGGATAGTCTTACAGAAGAACAGCTGGCAGAACGGGCAAAGATGATTGAAGAAACGAAAAGGAGGATTTTAGGTGGCTAAAGTAAAGCATGTCGGTCATTTGCAGGACAGTGAAAAAGAATTCTTAAAATTGTTCGATAAGCTCACTTATTCGCGGAGTGCTTGGCAAGTGTGGGAAGATCTTATGACCGTTATGGCATGCAGTATCAGCAATGCAGTTGATAGGACACCAGATAAATTTCAAAGGCGGGAGGAACAGTACGAACGGTCTATTAAAAATCTTGGAGGCGTGGAGATTCCAGCACAGATGCTTGGAATAATCACAATGGCATTGGAACAGAATCCGGACCAGGACTTTTTGGGGAAACTGTATATGAGCTTAAATCTTGGAAATCACTGGAAAGGTCAGTTTTTCACTCCATATAATGTCTGCCGGATGATGGCGGAAATGAATTTTGGTGATGGAGTACAAGCTGAGGTTGAAAGGAAAGGATATATATCTGTTTGCGACCCATGTGTTGGCGCCGGAGCGATGCTTATAGCTGCCGCTAATGCAATGAGAAGGGCAAAGCTCAATTACCAGACCAATGCAGTATTTGTTGGGCAGGATATTGACCGGATAGTTGCAATGATGGCATACATTCAGATTTCGCTCATTGGATGCCCTGGGTACATTATTATTGGGAACAGCTTAACAAATTCACCGACAGGTCATGTGTTATTTCCCCAGGATACAGAAGGACAGGAAGTATGGATAACACCGCTTTTCATGCATGATATTTGGGAAATGCGCCGGGCAAAGGAATTGCTGCTGGGATTATTTAGTGGAACCGCAACCACGTTAAAAACAGTGGAAAAAGAGCACTTTTATATGTTTTTCTATTTCGATGAAAAGGAGGGCGACTATGGAGACAAAAGGATTTAACGGAAGTGAGATTTCCGAACAGAACAAAGAAGCTTTACAGTCTGGAACATGGCAGGAGGCAAAGAAAGTAATGAAAACAGAGATTCAGCATTTTACAGAGGCACCAGAGATTCAGCATTTTGCAACGGTGAAAGTAAGCAAACATGATAATGTCTATGGCGTTGTATGGGGAAATGTGGTTAGGGAATATCTCAAAACGGCATATTCAGAGGAAAATGCACAGGCGGATATTATATCAGATGGCATTACATATAAGGTCTTGAGGCGTGAAGAAGTGACAGCTTTCTATGATGCGGATGGTAATACACTCTTTGATGTAGAGAATAGGCGGCTTGAAAAAGAATATGGGTATGTCATGCAGGGAGATAAAATGACTGCCGGATCAGAGGAGGAAATGGACAATGCAGATGAGGCTGAGGAGAAAAGTACAGATTTGGAAAAAGAAGCGGAAGATAAGGAAGTTGGAGAAACTCAGGAAGAAAAGCCAGAAGAGAAAATCGGGAATGATGTGCCGGTCGACAGTATAGCACCACTTGATCCAGCTACTATAAAGAAAATAGCAAAGGAAAAACTGCAAAAAGAAATGAAGGCTGATAAAGATAAAACTTTTGCTGAACCTGTCATTGGATATCTGCTGAAACGATGTGAAGAGGATTTGGGACTTGCCCAGGATGTGGTGCAGGAGCATAAGACATGGAAAAAATGTTTTAGCTATATATATGAGCAGGCGCGCAAACAGGCAAAGGGAAGTAGCACTGCTGTTCGTGATGATGTGGTTTATGAGTGGGCCGAGGATTATTACCACAAGGATGATAAGGCCGAAGAGGAAAAGAAAACCAAGAAAGCTGAAGAGCGCAAAAAGAAAGCGGCTGAACAGAAAAAGACTGAAAATAAAAATCCAAAGCAGGATGCGAAGAAGGAAAAAGCAGAAGAAAAGCCTGCGGAGCCACCGAAGCCCAAGAAAAATCCGAAAGAGATGGATGGTCAGATGGATTTGTTCTCGATGATGGGTATGTAAGGGGGCGGTCAGATGGATAAAAGAGCGCTATCGGCTATACCGAGGCCGACACTTACGGATAAAAACAAAGAGATGCTGTTGCTGGTGCCAAACATGAGTTATCTGACAACAGCAATGAGGCAGGAGATTTCCGGAATTGATACGTTGATAATCAATTTCTTTCATGTAGAAAAAAAGGATTTGAAGCCGGCATTTCGGACGTTCTGCCAGCCGGAGGATTATATCACGCAGGATTTGACTGTGGATAAAACTAAATGGAAGACGGGAGCCATTAGCTATCTTACGGGATATCTGTACTGGTACCGTAATGGCGGAAATATCGTTATGGCATCAGTGGAAGAAAGGGAGACCATACTCGGATTTCTCTATGATTTTAAGAAAAAGAATGGTGTTAATGACTATCAGAGGATTATGGCACAGGGAAGGTCTGTTGTTGATACTGAGGTAGAGGACCGGATTGACGAATATCAGGATACGATAAAGGAATGGAGGTTACAGAAAAAGCATGGCAGGGAAAAGGCAGAGATTGACCTGCATATGGATAAGTTCGGAGATATTCCAGAGGATTATGGGAGGTTTGTTGAAGATAAAGTTTTTGATGATGAAAACTATATTTTCTACAGCAGAGCCAAAGCCAGAGCTTATTGTACAAAATGCAATCATGAGTTCGAAATAAGAAAAGATGGTTTATATCATAAAAAAATACCTATATGGAACAATACGGATCAGATTAAGCACAACCGTACAGTTCGGTGTCCTTATTGCAACAAGTTCTTGATGTGCAAGAGCGAGGGTATGGGAAGGCAAAAACTTTTCGCAGTTCAATGGAGTGTCCTGGTACAGAAATATGAAGATGAAGTGCTGGTAAGATATTTCTGCCACACAAAGGATTTTCGGGGTGATTTCCACAATCCGAAGATAGAAAGCAGTGAAAGATACAGAACTGTGCATACTGCAGAGAAAGCGAGAGATTTTGAATGGGGAAGATTCAAGAGTACACAGGAAATTCGCTGGTGTGCGTATAAGGAAAAAAGCTATGGATATTTTATACCGCCAGACACTGTTGTTCCAAGAAGTGCAGTGCTTTACAATGATAACCTTTCAAAAATGGTAGCTGGTACCTGCATGAAGTATAGTGCGGTTGATATCTATTTGGATAAGGTAGTAAACAATAGCCAAATACTCAATAAGCCATGGTGCATAGACTGGTACATTAACGCATATCGGAAAACCCCATACTTGGAGCAGCTGCTAAAAGTTGGATTTTTCAGAATAGCTCAATCCGTTTTGGAAGATCGAGATTGCCCGAATTTCCAAAACGGCAGGACGATAGCGGAAACACTTGGCATAAATAAGCTGCAGTTTAATATGCTCCGCGAAATCGGGGATCCATCTGTAAGGGATGTGATGATACTCCGGTATGCGAAGGAGATCCGACAGGAGGATTTTAAACTGCTCCGCTATATCGGTGATGATAGATACGACAAAATGTATGAAAAGTATCTTGATATGAGACAGTATACCACAATCTATAAAGTGGATAAGTACATAACTAAGCAGAGAATCAAGCATGTTGCTGATTATTTTGATTATATCAGATGGTTGGAGAAAATGGGGTACGATATGCGGAATGAATTTAATTTGTACCCAAAAGACTTCAAGAAAGCCCATGATGATAAATCAAAAGAATATGTCAAGTTCAAAGATAAGCAGGCAGAAGAAGATAATAAACGGTTTCATAAGCTGCTGAAAAAGCTCCGCAAGGATACTTCGGATGTGGATGCTATGAATTTGAGGATTGAGGGAATGTTTATCAGATTGCCGGCACAGTTGGATGAATTAAAAAGAGAGGGAGAAATTCTTCATCATTGTGTCGGAACCTATGTTGATAGGGTGGCAAAGGGAGAGACAATGATTTTCTTCATAAGGCAGGAATCGGATTCAGATAAACCGTTCTTCACATTGGAGTGGAAGGGCAGAGTGGTTCAGTGTCGGGGCTCTCACAATTGCGATATGACACCAGAAGTCAAGGCTTTCGTTAACATATTCCAAGAGAAAATGGTGGAATATGAGAACAAACCGAAAAAGCAGAGAAAGGCGGGATGAAATGGCAGATAAGACAAAACATAAAATCAGGAATTTGCTCCAGAAACTTAATGATGAAGATAGGAATACTCTTTGTTGCCTGCTGATTAAAGCGGGATATGCGGCCAGGATTGGAAAGGAGCGACCTGGGGGCAGGGGGCAGACAATGTATTTCGTGGAATTTTGGGAGGAGGCTACGGATGAGTAAAAAGAGAAAGGCAAGAAAGCCAATAGCAAGGAAAATTACTTATTTGAAATATGGGTTTGTTATGACGGAGCATGAGAACCATTATTGTCCAAGGTGCAACCATGTTTTAAATGCCGGGCCGAATTATCAGCCGAAATACTGTGATCAATGCGGACAGAAAGTCAGCTTTGCAGGAACCATATGGAAGGAAGACAAGGAATTAGGATTTGCGAAAAGAGGTGAAGCTTATGAACCGGTCTAAAATTGAATGGTGTGATCATACATGGAATCCCATTACCGGGTGCCGGCATGAATGTCCATATTGTTATGCAAGAACCATGACTGCCAGGTTCGCCGGTGATGTGAGGTTGAATAAAATGGCGAAAGCAGATTATCAGCTGGTAAATGCAGAGGACGGCTCTGAAGAGGTCTATTATCTGGAAAGGCCTATGCTGAACGAAACAGGAAAATCGTTGGTATATCCGTTTGGATTTGAACCTACATATCACAGATACCGTATGGATACGCTCGATAAATTAAAAATGGGAAACAACATTTTCGTGGGAGCGATGGCAGATGTTTTCGGGGCATGGGTACCGGAAAAATGGATTATGGATATTTTCGATGTATGCACGAAGCGGCCGCAACACAATTATATGTTTCTCACAAAGAATCCGGAAAGATATTTAGAGTTATATTCGGCAGGGAAACTCCCGGGAACAGATAATCTGTTTTATGGGGCAACTATAACACAGGGCATACAGATGGAAAGAGCCACCAAAGTATTTACAGATTTGCCGGATAGATTTCATACATTTTTTAGCATTGAGCCTATCCTTGAGGATATAGTTGCAAAAGAAATCTGGCAGGAGGCAGTTCTTCAAACGGATTGGATAATCATAGGGGCACAGACAGGCCGAGGAAAAGATAAGGTTGTACCGGAAATGGATTGGATAAGGAAAATCGTAGTAAGTGCGGACACAGCATATGGTGTGCCGGTATTTATGAAAGACAGCCTGATACCGATTGTTGGGGAAAAAAATATGCGTCGGGATTTTCCGAGACAGCTCCAACATTCCGAGATAAGTCCTAAGATGAAAAAGAAGTTGTTTGATATATGCGCTGATTGCAAGGCCAAGTTGAAAAAAAGCGAAATGATTACCTTGCTTGCCAGATCCAAACGTGGGGAACAGCCAAAGCAATTTGGATTCATGTGTAAGGAGTGTTTCAAGAAATTTTGCAAAGAATTAGGTCTGGATATGCCGGAATTAGCAGAACTGGCAGAAAGTATTACGATTGGGCCCGGTGATGAAGATGGCTAAATGGAACAGGAACGGAGAAGGCTATGCTGACAGCACTGCCGGCATGGCCATACAGAAAGTATCAAGAGAAGAAAGGAAGATTGCCATGGGAAAGAAAAGAAGCTGCAGACGTACAACGGATGAAAATATTATCCATGAAAAAGCTGTAAAAATGCGGAAAATGACAGATGAACAGCTGGTGCATTATGTAGAGGACAGGGTGGAAAAGGCAAGGAGTGAGGGCTTTAATCGGGGCAAGGAGCATAAGAAAGAGATTCCGCAGCTTAGTGCGGTGGAATTTGTTGAGGAAATCGGAAAGATAAAGGGCATCGGAACAGCAACAATGGCTAAAATAAGAGAATTACTTGACAAGAGATTGGAGGGGGATGCGGATGCCTGATCCAAGGCGGCAGATTATCGGGAGGCGAAGCAAGGCATCTGGGGATACCTTTGAGCGCTGGCTGACAAATGCCTGTGAATTTTATCTGAAAGAGGGATGGGCCCATATAGAGAAGACACCAGAACCATTTCATATCACAGGCAAAGACACAAATGGAGTGGTCCGGGGATATTACGAGAAAAAAGGACAGCCGGATTACAAAGGGATTCTCAGTGACGGAACCGGGATTATGTTTGAGGCAAAACATACTGATTCTAACAGGATAAACCAGAGCGTAGTCACAGATAAACAATGGGAGAGCCTTGATATATATGAGCGGTTTGGAGCTCACTGCTATGTGATGGTGTCAATTGGGCTAATGAAATTTTATAGAGTTCCCTGGGATGTCTGGAAAAAAATGAAAAAGCTGTTCGGTCATAAGTTTATGACAGAGCAGGAACTGGAGCCTTATAAATTGCAGGAGAAACAATGCACAATACTCATTTTGGAAGGAGTGGAATTGAAAGATGAAAATACAGAAAACGGAGCTTGCAACGAAGCTGAACAAAATTAAGGGAGTGGTTCCGAAGAAAACCACAATGCCAGTCTTACAGGGTATTTTAGTCAAGGAAGGGTATTTAATCGCTAACAATATGGAAATGACCGTTAAGGCGAAATTAGAGGGCATAGAGGACGAATGTTTTATCATCCCGGAGAGAGCCTTTGACCTTATCAGTAATCTTCCGGATGGGGAGGTGGATATTTCTGTTACAGAGGATAATACCATCACTATCAAAGCGGACAAAATCAAGAATAAGTACCAGACAATGGATCCGGAACAATTTCCTGCTACAGTCACACAAAAGGATGAAAACCAGCTGACAATTAAAGCCAATATGCTTTTAGAATCCATAAAGCGTGTGTCCTATGCAGTACCAGCACTGGGAAATAATGCAGTAATGTCTTCTCTGTGTTTACAGGCGGCAGGAGGGGAATTGAATTTTGTTGGATTGGACGGTCATGTGCTGGCATGGGATAAGGTGGAATATGATGGAGAGTTTGAATTGCTGATACCAAAAAATACGGTTGATAAGCTGAAATCGCTTGGGTTGTCTGGGGATGTTCAGATTATGCACAGCAAAACAGGAGCGGTATTTGTTACAGATGATTTTGAGGTTTATACCCGATTGGTTGAAGGGGAATATTTCAAGTATCAAAACATGTTCAAGGAACTTCCGCTACATACCGTTGTATCAAGAACGGAATTACTGGATGCCATGACAAGGGCGAAGATGTGTACCGAGGAAAGATGTCCCGTTAGATTTGAACTGCAGGAGGGCCAGTTGAATTTGAGTATTAAGGATAAAATTACCGATTACCATGAAACGGTAGATTTGCAGGAAAAGATTGAATCTCCCCTCACAATTGGGTTTGACGCAAGATTGGTGTTGGAAACATTAAAGGCTTTTGATTGTGACAATGTTGGTATCTCTCTTGAAGGTTCTAAAATGCCTATGATAGTCGAAGCTGAGGATAGCGATTTTAAGACAATCGTTCTTCCTGTAGCAATAAATTAAGCACCATGTAACAGTACCAAGTTTTGGTCTCAAAGGGAAAAGTATATCACGAAATAAAGCAGGGCGGTGGGTGCTACCGCCCGGAAAGGAGCAGCTATGGTAACTATAATTCTAATGGTTCTTGCAGTGGTTCTGTTTTTAGGAATTATGGGTGATAATGAAAAGTTTAATAAACGAACCTATTGCTTTGGCTTCATTGCCTGCGTGGTGGCGGTTGCGGTTATAGAAGTCGCAGCTAAATTGTTATGAAAGCTATAGCAAAGTACCCAGGGAGCAAATGGTCGCTTTCGGATCGGATTATAACCCTTTTTCCGGAACACCACAGTTACCTTGAGCCTTTCTTCGGAAGTGGAGCCATATTATTTAATAAGCCGAGGTCGAACATAGAAACTGTAAATGATTTGGATGGAAATGTTGTAAATTTGTTTGAATGTATTAGAACAGACCCAGAAAGATTAGCAAGGAGTATTTACATGACACCATACTCCAGAGAGGTATATGAAAAAGCCTATCAAGCGATTCCGGAGGATAAGTTTGAAGCTGCTTTGTATTTCTATATTCGCTTAAATATGGGGCATGGTTTTCGGACAACAGGCGAAAAGGTCGGGTGGAAAAATGATGTGCAGGGCAGGGAACGTTCCTACGCATCACAGGATTGGTGCAATCTTCCGGGAAAGATTATGCAGGCAGCGGAAAGGCTTAGAGGGGTACAGATAGACAACAGGCCGGCATTAGAAATAATACCACGCTTTAATTATAAAAATGTGTTGATATATTGCGATCCGCCATATATGTTGGAAACTCGGCATGGGAAACAGTATAGGTGCGAAATGGATGATAAAGACCATGAGGCACTTTTAGATGTGCTTTTAAGGCATAAGGGATATGTAATTATCAGCGGTTACGAAACGGAACTTTACAATTCAATGCTGGCAGGATGGAACAAATATGAAATGACAGCGTATTCTCAGACATGTTCTAAAAAGAGAGAAATCCTTTGGATGAATTATGAGCCATCAGGGAAACAGCTGACATTTGAGGATTTAGGAGGGCTTGGATGAAAGCATTTTACACATTGTTGGGATGTATTGTTTGGAATAGAGTGATAGAGGCTGTGAAACGCATTCAGAGTATGAGTGACGAAGAATTTAACAGAATGGTGCAAAGTATAGGACCGGAGGAAAAGAAGCTGGCAATGATAATTAGATGTATTGGAGGTTAGGATAATGGGCGATTGGAAAAAAGTATGCAGATGTAAGGAATGTGGGGGCATATACCCCAACGGGATTCCTCTTATTTGCAGGAAGTGCGGAACAGAGATAGGAATAACAACACCAGTTCTTCTGCAAGTGCTTGGACAAGGAGAAGTTACACTTACTAAAAAGTGTGAGAGAGTAATTGCGAAACGGGGTATTTTCGGTTGGAAAGTAAAAGAGAGTGAAAGCGAGGTCGGGAGTAAGAATGAAGATATGTCCTAAATGTGGTAGGAGTTTTGAAAGGCTTCTGGCATTATCGAGAACTGATAACAAAACCATGATTTGTGATGAATGCGGAACTATGGAGGCTTTGGACAGTCTGCCACATGGGGTCCTATCACCGCAGGAGCGTACGCGGATTGCAGTAGCGGCAACAGGTAATAAGTGGGCGATGGAAAATTTCAATGCTACACATAATTAGGGGTTGGTTACCTTGAATGGACAAATGGATATATTTGACTTCATAGAAAAGCTGGAGGAACAAACAACGGAGCAACCTACAAATATTTCTAGGCAGCTCCTATACAAAATTGATAATCCGGTAGTGTTATGCGTGAATTGCGTATGTCAGTATTGTGTGAACAATCAGGAAGAGGTATGGGATAAGGTGCGTCCAGATGAAGTGATTGAGCCTTGTTTCAATTGCGATGAATGCCATGAGTTCACAGGGGATTGCAGGCATCGGAGAATGTTAAAAGAGTTTTGTGATAAGTTTGTTTTATCAGATTATGGAGCTGCCAGAAACAGAAAATATATAAAGTTGATTAGAGATGGAGGTAAGAAAGATGGGAACCAGAACCACGTTAAATGATTTGAATGAATATCTGTTCCAAGAAATGGATCGGCTTACAAATGAGGATTTATCTGCAGAGGAACTGGATAAAGAAATTAAGCGTAGCGATGCATTACAAAAAATTGCCAAGACGGTAATTGATAATGGAGCTCTTGCACTACAAGCCAAGAAATATCTTGATGAATATGGGCAAGGTGACAAGGTGGAACTTCCTTTAATCGGTGTCACAGATAAATGACTGATGGAGGAAAACGAGACGCTGCGTGAGACTGTACGGAATTTGCAGGAAAGAATTAAGAAGTTGGAGGATTGGGGCTGATGTATGGACACCAATATACAGCAGAAGAACAAAAGTTTATGAAGGAATATGTTCCGGGGCACAGCTATAGAGAAATTCAAAAAGCATTTACTGAGAAATTCGGTTGGGAGATTTCTCTTGGACAGGTCAATTCCTATATAGGGAACCATCATTTAAGCACAGGACGGACAGGCAGGTTTCAGAAAGGGCAGGAACCGCCCAATAAGGGCAAGAAAGGTGTCTGCGGTGCCGGATGTGAAAAAACTTGGTTCAAAAAGGGGCATATTCCGGCGAATTACAGACCGGTAGGCAGTGAGCGTGTAAATGCAGATGGATACATTGAAGTCAAGGTTGCAGATCCAAACAAATGGAAATTGAAACATAGGGTTGTGTGGGAATCTGTTAATGGGAACATACCAAAAGGCTACATAATTATCTTTCGGGATAATGATAAAACCAATACCAATATAGATAATCTGTTGCTTATTAAACGGGGCACTCATGCAGTATTAAATCATACCGGACTTTGCGAGTATAGTGGAGAGTTTAAAGAAACAGCCATTTGCATTGCGGAATTGAAAGCAGTTACTTCTAGGGCGAAAAACAGAAAGGACAGAAGATGACTATGAGCCATAAAGAAAGGTATTGTGCGTACTGGTATTGTGAGAGGAATGGAGGAACTACTTGTTGGGACTGGGGAAACAAATGGGCAGGAAGAACTTGTCCTAATGATGAACGATGCGAAAAGTATCGAGCCTGCGAAAACTGTAATGGTGTTATGGGGGAGTGCAAGACATATCAGAAAGTAAAACGAGGTGAATTGTAATGGATAGGCAAAAACAATTATGGTTTTTCTTTCAATTTCTTCAGGAGGTAGAGAAGGAGTTATCCAAAGAGGAAGAAAAGCAGGTGATGATTGAAAAGGCTATCAACCTCCGCCTTATGTGTGATTATGTTGTTAGCTGCTCTTATGGCGATGTTGTTCTGATTATTTGTATGCTGCGTGATTATGTGAAAATGCTTGATGAAATCAGGAGTGATATTCAATGGGAAGCTTACTATCGAGAGAAGTTTATAAAAATGGCAGACAGACTTTCGGAACAGATTGGATATGACTATGATGCGGCATTGGAAAAGTGCAGAAAAAAATTAGGGCAAAAGGAAAGTTCTAGTGATGTTGGCGGGGAGGCGCTGGAACTGGCGGCAAAGTATACCAAAGGCAAGAAAATGAGCAATAAAAAGGAGAATTTGGATGGAAAGAATTGATTGTGAAAAGTGCAGAAATGGACACTTTTATGAAGGCGATAAATTGCGTTGCAGGCTAAAGAAATGCCAGCCAGATTATGAGGATATGCAGGAGGCAAGACAAGCATTATGCGAAGCTTTCCCAAAGAGTTTTATAAATGAGAAAGGTGAATTTATTGCTGAGGAAAGAAGTAATCAATATTTTATGCTTAACGACTGTGAATATCCCGAAGATATAGATTGCAAAGTATTGGAATGGTTATCGAGGGCTGCGTGCAAAGGAGCTCCATTTAATCAGGAGTGGAGAAATCGTAAATTCAGAAAATTTATGTTGGATGGAATAAATAGTTTTCTTGAAACAAGTTTTTCTGAGGAAGAGATGGCAGAAATATATACATATTTAGGAAACGCATGCAATCATAAGAAAACCAAGCAATTTGTAGAAAGTGGTTTTGATATAAAAGTTTTGAAGGAGGCGGTAACTTAATGAACATTGATGATTTGATTTGTGAGCTTTTGGAGGAACCTGTGGATCAGGAGGATAATAAGATTGTATTTACAAGCAAAAGTGTGGAACTGATACATGAGATTGCAGAAGCGTGTAATGATATTCCTATTGTGCAGAAAACAAAGGAACAGGCAGAGGATTATGCGGAAGGCTTATCTGCAGAGCAGGTATATGAGGATATGTTACTTAAAATCGTGGAAGCTCCAACAGCAATACATATGAGAATGTCGGCAAAGATGCTCATACCGATTATCAGCCGAAAATTGAAAGAGAGGGGATTGTAATGAACAGAAAAGAAACAACGGAGTTTCTTGGAAATTTGCTTGTTTCAGATAGGTTTGGTGGAATAGGGAAATATTGGGCGAAAGAAGTCAGCATTGATCCCTGGGCTGCCAAAGGAAAGCCCAAAAGGGTTGACTATATGCAATTTGTTCCGGCAGGGCAATGCTCTGTGTCGGAGATAGAAAAGGGCATATTTGTTTGCTATGAAATCAAGAGCTGCAAACAAGATGTTTATAGCGGAAATGGATTAAATTTTCTTGGAGAAAAGAATTACATAGTAACAACGATGGAGTGTTATAAAGACTTGTTGCAGGATTTTCGGGATGGAACATTTGCGAAACACTTACATGAAGTTGCACCAGATTCATCATCACACTTCGGGATAATGGTTGCAATACCTTTTATGTCAGAAATAACAGATGAATTTGAAAATCCAACGGAAATTGATTGTGAGAATGGCCGGTGGAAGTTGTCTGTAATACAGCAATGCAATGCAGGATTGAGGAAAAAATCAATGACAGAGCTATTGTTTTGTATGCTGCGAAGTGGACACTAAAAAAGGGAGGAATGCAGAGTGATAAGACCTATTCTATTTAACACAGAAATGGTACTTGCGATTCTTGAAAATATAAAAGGAGCTACAAGGAGAGCGGTAAAATTTATTGATGGGAAAGCTCCGAACTGGACTGGATATGTAAAAGATGGATTAGTTCTTTATAATGGAAAAAATGAGCCATGTAATAAGAGGCCACCCTGTCAGATGGGAGATATTCTATGGGTAAGAGAAACATGGAGTGAATGGACAGATGGATATGTATATAAAGCATGGACATCACTATTTCCACAGCTGGGAAGATATCCAGATAAAATGATGAAATGGCATCCATCGATACATATGCCAAAAGAAGCTGCCAGAATCTTTCTGATGGTGACGGATGTGCGGATGGAGCGCCTTAAAGATATGACATTGGACGACTTCTTGGCGGAAGGGGTGGCACTCAGGCCAGAAGCATTCAATGATCCAGAGAACGCTTGCGAACAGGCAAAGAGCATTTTTTCAGAACTGTGGGATTCCACAATCAAAAAAGCAGATCGAGATTTGCATGGGTGGGATGCAAACCCTTGGGTGTGGGTAATTGAGTTTGAAAGATGTGAGAAGCCAGAGGGGTGGTGTGTATGATTTGTTTAAATTGCGGAAGAAAACTGAAAAGCGTAGAAAGCAGAGAGGCGGGGTATGGACCGGTCTGCTACAGAAAGATGTTCGGTACCAGTCTGCGAAGTGGTCGCAAGAGCAAAGTTTCGGAGATAGATGATACACCATGTTATGACATACCAGGTCAAATGACAATAGAAGAATATCTGCAGACAGGTTCAGAATGAATGGAAAAAGGAGAGTGCTTTCGCAACCCTCCCAACAGACAGTTATATTATATCATAATTCGATATGAATTAGAAATAAATTTCAAG